CGAATTAGCGGCTGGTTATTTTACACAGGATTTTAATAGAATGAGATAAATTACTGAGAAAGGAGGTTTATTGTGGCTGAAATTGTAAATGCTAATACTCCAGTAACTCCCAAAAGAGTAGATGCGCCAGCTTTTAGAGAAATTGGTGTTACTGGCTTAAAAGAGTCTTCTGGTGGTATTTACGAAGAATTTGTACCGAAGCTGCGTTGGCCGAAAGCTGGCGATGTTTACTTAGAAATGAGTAGCAATGATCCGGTTATTACGTCAATCCTTCTTTGCTCACGACAGTTAATTCGAAATGTCTCGTGGGAAGTAAAACCGGCTTCACAGGAACAGGCAGATTTAGAAGCAGCGGCATTCTTGAAAGAATGTATGGATGATATGAGTTTGACTTGGTCAGACTTAATTGATGATATTACTTCTTTCTTTGATTATGGTTTTGCGTACCATGAGATAGTCTATAAGCGACGCATGGGTGCTAGCCGCGATCCGCATAAAAATAGCAAGTTTACAGATGGCCGTATTGGTTGGCGTAAAATTGCTGGACGTTCTCAAACATCTATGCAAGCATGGAAATTTGATGATGAGGGTGGTTTACAAGGCATGTTTCAGTATACACCTAATGGTGTTAAACTGATCCCAATTGAAAAGTCATTGCTTTTCAGAACTACGGCTAATCGTGGTAATCCTGAAGGTCGATCGTTTCTTCGTGGTGCTTATCGTCCTTGGTATTTTAAGAAGCACATTGAAGAGATTGAAGGTATAGGCATCGAAAGAGACCTTGCCGGCTTGCCTGTAACCACGGCGCCTCCAGGTGTCGATATTTTCGATAAGGAAAATCCGAAAGCGGTTGAGGCAAAGAATGCCGCTTTGAAGTTGGTAACAAGTATCCGACGTGATCGTAACGAGGGTGTAGTACTTCCTGATGGTTGGAAACTTGATCTTCTTAGTTCAAGCAGTAACAGACAGTTCAACACTAACGAAATCATTAATCGTTATGATCAACGTATTGCGATTACAATGTTGGCAGACATTGTTATGTTGGGCGCTGATAAGGTTGGCTCCTTTGCATTAGCAAAGGTTAAGCAAAGTATGCTATCTGCTTCACTTGATGCGCAGCTAAATAGTATTTGTGACATTTTTAATCGCTACGCAATTCCGCGGTTGTTTTCGTTTAATACCTTTAATATTACGAAATTTCCAACAATCGTAAGTGGCTCCGTGGTTGCTCCTGACTTGAAAGAGTTAGGTGATTATATTAGAGCGTTGTCTGGATCGAAGATGCCCCTATTCCCTGATATCGATCTCGAGAATCATTTGAGGCGCATTGCCGATCTTCCTGAAACGTCTGAAGATGATGAAGAACGACAGTCGCGTGTCTCAAGGAGTAGCCAAAGTAAGACCGCAGATTCTACACAGGAAGGAGGTGAAGGAAATGGGTAAATTTCAATCATTTTGGAACCTTGCCTCTGATGCTTCGCGCCCCGGCGTGTTGAACATGTATGTTTATGGCCGAATAACATCTTCTTCGCATTGGCTGTTTGGTTCCGATACAGACGTTGTTACTTCCCAGTTTGTAAAAGATCTGCGAAAGTATCCCGAGGTAAAACGTATCAATGTTTACGTCAATAGTCCGGGAGGCGATGTTTTTGCCGCGGCTGCTATCAAAAATCAGTTGAAGGCACATCCGGCAGAAGTGCATTCCTTTATTGATGGCCTTGGGGCATCTGCAGCAGTGGGCCTTGCAATGGGAGCGGATGTAGTTCATATGTCCCGTTCGGCCTTGATCATGATTCACAATCCGGCTACGCGAGTAGAAGGAGAAGTCAAGGATCTTGAAAAGGGTGTCGAAGTGCTCCAGAAGGTAAAAACGACCATTGTGGCGATTTACCAGGAAAAAACCGGCTTGCCGGAAGATAAGTTAGCAGCGCTCATGGATGAAGAATCCTGGCTTACCGCTGATGAAGCTTTGTCTTTGGGCTTTATTGATAAAATTGTAGAAGACGATGGGCTTGAAATTGAGAATATTGATGATGGTCTTATCGTTAACGGTGTAACGTTTGATTTTTCAGACACAATCCCAATGAAAGTCGGCAATTACACTTTCTGCAATAGCTTGTCTCAGGACAAGCTAAAAGAAAAACTGAAAGCAGTAAAAAACAAACAAGGAGGTACCGATGTTATGAGTTTCGAACAAATCTTGAATGCAATGACTCCGGAGCAGAAAATTGCTTTCGATAATTACATTCAGGCACAGATTACGGAAGCTGTCAACGCTAAGCAGGCTGCTTGGGATCAGGAAAAGGACACGTTGGAAAACAAAATCCAAACCCTTGAGGCAGCTGCGGCGGCCGCTCCCGCAACCCCGCCCGCGACGGAAAATCCTGAGGATGCAATTCTGAATTCGCTTTCCGAAGAGGCACGGGCCATCGTGCTGAAAGCGCGTGAACAAGCAGCTCAGGCTGAAGCAAAACTCGCTGCGGCGGAAGAAGAGAAGGCGATATCAGCGTTCAAAGCCAAGTTGGCTGTGTATGATGCGCTGCCGATCCAGGATGCCCAAGCAGACGCGCTTTATCGGTTGTCTGTAACTGATGAAGCCAATTTCAAGGCGGTTGAAGACCTGCTTAAAGTAGCTAATTCGGCTATGGCTGCTGGTTTTAAGCCGATAGGATCCGACCAAGGCAAACCCGCGGCATCCAATGCGATGGAGGAAATCAACAACAAGGTTTCCACTCTTCGCAACGAGCACAAAGATCTGGATTACAACGCAGCCCTGAAACAGGTGTTCAACGAGAATCCGGATCTGTATCAGCGCTATCGCGAAGAACTCGCGTAATTAACAAAATTCTGATAAGGAGGAAATATCATGTCTTACGAGAACAGAGGTAAAACGATTACCCTTATTTCTGACGCGGCTTATGATACCAGGTATGTGGCCGTAAAAAAGACTAGCACGAACGAGCAGTTCACAATTGCTTCTGCTGGCGATGTTCCTGTAGGTATTCTGCAGGATCCCACTCCTGCTGGAAAAGCTGCAGCTGTTTTGATCGACGGCGTTTCTTTTGTCAAGGCAGGTGGCGCTATCGCTGCTGGAGCAGCTGTAGCTGTTGGAACTGGCGGTGTAGGTGTTACCGCTACTGAAGGGGTTACACCTTTTGGTATTGCGCTCAATGCTGCTACGGCTGCTGGCGACATCATCTCCGTACTGCTTAAGACTTCCGGCAATCCGGCGTCCACGGCAGTTATCTTGACCTACACTTCCGCCGATCTGGCGGCCGACGCTGATATCACTGCGGCTCCTGTGGGTGCAGCGGCATTCAACGGCACTCTGGTAGGGGCGAAAGTCATTTCCACAGGTGACGCTGTTGGCATTGATAATAACAATACTTCGGTATTCGAAATCAAGGTTGGCTCGACTGTCCTTGCCGACTTTACTTTCGATGCTACCAATGCTTTCCCGGCAGCAGGCGCTGCGCAGGACCTTGATTTGGGCGATAATGTGGCTGTCGAAGAGGGCGATGTCATTACCCTTTCGGTCACCAATGGCACCTCGGCGAATCTCCCAATCTTCGTCGTGCAGCTTTTCTTCGTGTAAGTCAACTCTATCAAACAAAATTATAATCAAGGAGGTTAACTACTATGCCTAGCAAACAAGAAGTGCATATCGATAAAGTACTTACCAACCTGAGCGTAAAGTATGTTCAGGATGCCAGTGCTTTCATCGCTGGCCAGGTATTCCCGATGGTACCTGTTGCAAAGCAGTCAGATAAATTCTTCACGTATGCCAAGGAGGACTGGTTCCGCGATGATGCGCAGAAGCGTGCCATGGGAACTGAATCCGCCGGCGGCGATTACGAGACCGGAACTGATCTGTACTACGCTGAGAGGTACGCTTTCCACAAAGACGTTTATGACGAGGAGCGCGCCAATTCCGACGATCCGCTGTCCCCTGATGAGGATGCGACCGCTTTCGTTACCGACAAGCTTCTCCTGAATAAGGAGAATAACTGGGCTAAAAAATTCTTCGTGCCCGGTGTTTGGGGCACTGATGTCGAAGGTGCCAGCAGCGCTGCCTCTGGTAAAGTTATCTACTGGGATAACTACAACACATCAGACCCGATCAAGAACATGAGTGACTATTCCACGGTGATTTCCGAAGTGACCGGCAAACAGCCGAACACCCTCGTTATTGGCCGTAAGGTTTATAACGCGCTCAAGAATCACCCCGATATCCTGGATCGTATCCGCTATTCGCAGAAGGGTGTTGTCACCAAGGATCTGATCGCCGAGTTGTTCGACGTTGAAAGAATCCTGGTTGCCAACGCAATTCAGAACGTTGCCAAGAAGGGGCAGCAGGCCAATATGCAATACATCCTGGGCAACAACGCGCTGTTGTGCTACACCACCAATGCGCCGAGACTCAGAACGGCTACCGCCGGGTACACCTTTACCTGGACTGGCTTGATGGGTACCGCTGCTTGGGGTGGACGTATCAACAGGATCCCCAATCCGCTGTTGGGCATCGGCACCGAGCGCATCGAGGCCGAAATCTGCTACGACATGAAAGTCATCGCTGCCGACATGGGAGTGTTCTTCAAAAACGTCGTACAGGGGGTGTAAGCCATGGCCGAGCGTTATGTAGTAACGCGGCTGTGGATTAAGCACAAAGGAGCCATTTATAGGGCGGGAGACCTCCTTCCGGAAGATTTTAC